CCTTCCCAAAATTTAACCAACATATCTCTACCATATTGTAGTCTTTGTGTTAAGGTTTTTAGACTAATAAAATTATTAGTAGTTCCTGCTGCTCCGAATGTGCCAGTAAGTGTTGGAGGAATTCCCAAACCAGCATAGATAGCATTTAAATGAGGAGTATATTTACCTTCTCCAAGAAAATTATGAACATTAGTATTACTTTCTAACAATTCAATATCTGGGCCCCATACCAAATCCATTGTACCGCCACCAACATTGTTTCCTAAAATTTGTGCTAGTTTGGCTGTTGCTGCTTTTGTTGGAGCAATTTTATGTTCTAAATTACCTAATTTGAAAATTCTAATATTACTTATAGCTCCATCTAGAGCCGCCATGTCTGCTAATTTTAGTTTTTCGATAACAGTAATATCGTCCATAATAGCATATATCATAGGATATGCCCATGCTTGCCAATCATCTTTTTTATAATGAAAAACTAGTGTCTTTTCCGGATCTAATGGATATGGTCTTTTAGTTTTAGCTGCTAATACTATTGCTTCTGGAAGAAGAGATACTATCTGTTTTTCTGCTTCTGTTTTTGGACTATTAATATTTTTTCTAAAAGTAGCCGGTAAAATTAATTCATATCTTTTTTCACTAACAAATGATGATAAGGATCCGGCTGCGCTTTCAACATAAACTGGATCTATAAAAGTATATCTCCAAGGAATTTCTTTTTTTTCTATCTTAAATTGATCCATCTGTTTAACATTGAGATCAGGAGATCCAATAGTTTTGTATAGATTATCAGTAACTTTTAATGATATTTTGGCTGTTTGTTTATGAATAACAATATTGCCTGTTTTATATAGATTATTTAAAAATCTTTCGCTACGATCTTTACCATTAATTTTTTTGAACCACTGTCTATAAAATCTTTCTATTCTTTTATTTTTATGAACTAATTTAATACCATGTACAGCAAAATCACCCATAAGATCGATAACATTTTTTACCAAACCAACACGATGATAAATATCTTCTGCTCTTCGGATAACTAGTTTAATCTTTTTAGGAACAGCTTCGTCTGGTCTAAAAGCATAGTAGTCATTACGAGTTAATCCAGGACGACCACCAGTATCACCGTCTAGATTAGAAAAATCTATACTATACCTTCTACCGCCGCCAAAAGCTGCTGTAGAATTTTGAATTCCTGTAAATTCATCTAGAGATTCGGATGATCTTTTAAGAGCATCTTGTTTACTAGATAAATCCTCTCCCCATGTGACATAAGCATCCTCTCCTATAGATGATGCGTTTTTAATAACGTCTTCTTTGTTTGGTTTTCTGGGCATATATTTATTTCTAATGTAATAGTAATGCTATTTGATTACTTTAATAATACACTTTTATCTGTAAATTCCTTGATAAATATCGTCATCATTAACATTCGATGTGAACCATTCGGGACCTTTATATAGTTTATTACTTTGTTGATTAACTAAATCTCTACTATCTCCACCAACAATATCATAATTTGGAGACTGTAAGGTTCTATTTAATTGTCTAGCTATCATATTAGCTATCAATAATGAACTATATCGGTCTTTTCGTAATCTTCCTTTTTTACCATTTGGTAATTTTACTTCCGGAGTATCCCATCTGTCTCTTGCTTGTGGACCAGTGCTAGTTTGGGTCATAACTATAGTTGTTAATTCGTTTTTAAGTTCTTCTATTTCTAGTATGCATTCACTAACGCTATCATATAATGGATTTAAATCGTCGTCTAAGATATTTTTTCCTTCTTTTTCCATAGCAAGACCAAGTGTAAGATTATCAAAACGTGGAAATAGTAATATTTTATCTTCTAGATCTTTTCTTAATCCATGATTAGCTTGACTTGTCCAATCTGCCTTTGCAAATTGTACTAGTTCCAGAATGTGTAAACCTTGTTGAGAATCAGTATCTTTTGCTTTGTCATAATCAATAATTGGCCATATTAGTTGTTCATTATCTTGAAGCTTGCCAGGATCGTGCAAAGCTTCTTCTATTGCAACGCCACCCCCTTGAGCATCCATTCCTATTCTAATAGGAGGAAAGGTTTTCATAAGATCTCTAATTTTTCTAGAACAAAAACTATAAAAGTCATATTCTTGTGCTAGTCCAACCTTTTGTCTTTCTTTAAAATTATTTCTATTTGTTGCCCAACAATATACTATTCTAGAATGATCCGGATGAACTTCTAATATTACTATACTAAAATTATCTTGTTCACTAGCAGGATCGATACCGTAAACATAATGTAAATTAGGATTACCTTGAGTTATAGCATCAAAAACTACTGGTTTGTTACCAATTGTTATTGCCGGATAATCTTTTGTAACACAACTTTCTATTAAACTTCTTCTAAAAAATCCCTGACTATCATTAACGAAACATGCAGCATATTCCATATTATATATACCAACATGAATAGTAGCTTTTGCTCTACTTACTTGTTTATCATCCATAAATCCTTTAGGTATTAATTCATAGGGTATACGAATAATACTATAATCTTTCCAATTAAAATTTGGTGGAATTTCTCCATTAAAGATTTCTCGTAGTTTTCTTTCTTCGCCTTTACTTTCTATAATACTTTTATATCTTTTCCAGTACTGAGCAAAATGCTTGAAACCGTAGTCTGCTGTTCCACTTATCACTGCTTGATTATTAATTCTTCTAGAAATAGTATCTAATTCTTCGCTCCATACTCCTGCTAATTTCATAGCTGCTTTTTTAGCTTCTTCTTTAACGTTCTGAATTGGACTGGCACTAACAGCAGCGAAACCAGAAACTACCGTCTCATAAATATCTGGAGATATACTACTAAACTCATCTGCTAAAATAATATGAGCGCGTAAACCTCTAATCTTATCTCCATTACCTAAAGGAATAGCTATGGCCCAACTATCTCCCAGTCTTATAGTACATCTATCAACATCTCGTCGTGGACCATCTTCGTTGCCATTGAATATGCTTCTTAAAATAGGACTATTTTTCCACATATTTTCCATATATTCAAAGATAATTTTACTTTGTCTAAAAGCAGCACCAACTATAACCACCTTGGTCCCTGGATAGAAAGCACACTTTAGTACCGCATACAGAGCTAACAGAAAGCTTTTACTAAAACCACGACTACCAATAAGCATAGGGAAAGGACGATTCCACATTTCTTGTAGAACCATAGTCTGCATAGGATGTAATTCTATGTTAAAAATAAGTTTACAGGTTGATCCTATATAATATGGATTTCTTAAAATTCTTAATAGATGCAAGTCTGGATTTTCTATATCTTCCTTTGTCCTATGAATCATAGGATTATTAGGAATACTAAGAGCACTTATATCTCCTAGTCCAAGCCAAGCATTATCAAAACTTTTAAAATCAACCATTAGATTGCTTTATTAATCTTCTAGAAGTTTTTATCGCTCTTTTAACTATCATAGATGCTACAGACTCAATGTATGGTAAGCTTCTTTTTGCGCTTTCTTCTTTTAGCCAACCTAGGATAGTTGGTAAATTTTGTTCGCACCAGTCATTACCTTTTTCATTCATTTCTATAGCATGGCGTCTGCAAGAACAATTTGGGGTACTTTTAATTCCCATTGTGCTAATCATATTTGTTAATATGGTTCCTGGACCATTAGGAAATTCTTCTAAGGTTTTGGGAAATTTGCTTCTAAGCTTGGTTGCGGTATCATCTTTAATGCTATCATATAGTAGTTGTTCTAGTGTGGATCTATTAACATCCCCAAGCTTCTCATAATCGATACCATTTGCAATAACAAATGAACCAGGAATATTTCTAACAGTTGCAGAAACTATCTTGTTGGTTGGATTGTCGTGATAGGTAACATCTAAATAATCCATAACTAATGGTGGTGGATTAACTAATTGATTATTTTGATCAGTATATGGTGGCGGATAGATGGTGACTGAATTTTCAAGTTTCATTTTGGTTCTCCTTTGGTTTATTGTTTATGAGGTAAATCCTTTTAATAATATATTCTGCTACTTTTTCTGCATTAGATGCATTATTACAAAATAATACTTTAATATCGTATTTAAGCTGCCAATCTAATATATTCTTCATTATAAATGCTGGAGTAATTCTAACTTTATCCCACATTCTTTTTGGTAGATTTGATCCTATAGGATAGTTTAACACATCATTCATGCTAAATTCTAATAGGAAAAATGAATATTTAAGTTGGCTCATTCTATGTACAACATCTTTGAACCGTGGTTCAATAA